TCCAGCAGTTGCTACAATAGTAACATTTGGTTTACCCCATACAGGTGCAATACCATTTACTAAGATAGTTGTGTCCCAGTTAATTCCAACTAAATTTCTGATTGACATTGAATAAGCGTCAAAAGCAGTTCTTGAAACGAATAACACTAAGTCATCAGCGTCTAAAACGTCAGCTGGTAAAGCTTGAATCATTTTATCTACTGTGTTGATAGCTCCGTTTGTTAAAGCTGTTGATATACTCCAAGGTGTTGCAGTTACATCACCCGCAGTTAAACCAACTCCACCACCTGCAGTTGCACCATAGATAACACCTGCGATAGTGCCATCTCCTAAGAAGAACTTAGCGTCCAATTTCTTAGCGATAACAGAGTTCTTTTCATCTAAGAACTGAGATTCAAATGGAAGATCTTCTTGAATAGCTCCTCTACCCATTTGTCTGTTGAAATATAATTTCATATCATCTAAACAGAAAGTCTCATAGTGAGAATATAAGCTTGTTGTGATATTTACTGATGCAATAGAAGTTGTAGCTCCATTTGCAACGGCTGGACAAGTGCCTACTGTTAGATCAATGTTAGATGATACTAAAGGTCCTACTTCAATTGAATAAGGTACGTTTGGTAACAAAGTAACGTAATCTAAAGTTCTAACTTTACCAATTGTTTTAGCAATGAAGTCATTGTGCTCTTGATCCACTTGTTTAGTGATAGTGTCATAAGTAGCAGTGAATTGAAAATTCTTTTTTTGCATTTTATTAAATATTATTTTTTATAGCTTGTATTCTTTCAAATCTAAGCTCGGTTGGTGTTAATTCTCTATTAGGATTAACGTTTATTTTAATTGAACTTGATGCTGGAATTTTTTTAATTTCTTCCAAACTCAATGATAATTCTTTTGAAAATTCAGCTACTTTTTCTGTAGATGAAATTAAGTTTTCAAACATACTTTCTAAAGCAGACATTCTATCTTCTAAAGATAGAGCCACTTTTTCTGTAGATGAAGTTAAGTTATCAACTTCTAAATTTACCTCAACTTCTTTTTCCAATTCTACCTCAGGAGCTTCTGTTTTATCTTCTGGAACTTCTTCTGGTGCTATTTCTGTCACCTTACCATCAATAACTTTATAAGCATTGCCATCTTCTGTCAAGATTTCTACTTCACCAACTAAGGGAATTTGATTTCCATCAGCATCTATTGAGTAGATTTCAGAACCAACAATTATTTCTTCATCAGGTGATACGAACATATTACCATCTTTAGATTTAATTTCTGATAATTTAATTTCTTGTTTAAATAATGACATTACGAAATTTTGTAATTTTGTTAATTTATCTTCTTTCATTTCTTTTGATATTTTTATCTTTAACTAAATATAATTTTTTTTAAAATAGTTAAATTAGTTATTTAATTTACTATTTAATCTTACTAAAAACCTTCTTCCAGTCATCTAAAGTTAATGAGTCTAAGAACTCATCAGATCTCCAATCTTCTTGGTTAGATAGTTGTAATTCAGTCTTTCTTTGATATAATGGTCCTTCTATAGAGAAAGAAAATTTATTTTTGCCTAAGACTTCTTCTTTCCAATATTTAGAATCTAATATCTTTATTTCTCCAAACCAAGTACCTGGTTTTAAATCATATCCATAGAATTTTGATTTATCCATAATAGGATCTTCTGTAATCCAATTTGAAAAGAAATAAGCATTAACCATCTTATTCGTGTGATCATCATTAATAGATTTAGCATTATTATTTCTATTAAACTTTTCAACCATTTTTCTAATAGTCTCTTTAGAAAATTGAATATAATGTTCACCATCTTCTTCATCATTTCTATAAATAGGTTTATCAGGAACTAACATAGGACCGACTAATAATTGTTTATCATCTACTTTAGAGAAGTTATTCATCTTAATAGATTTATCCGTTGTATCATATGGATCTAATTGAAAACTTAACTTTAAAGTCTTTAACTTTCCTAACTCTGATGATAATTTAATTCCTTTTATTTCTATAGCAGGATTTTCTACAATAGATACAAATCTCATTCCACTATCATCTTGATCTGACTCATCTATTAGAGCCTCAAATATTGGTAATCTTTTATTCATATTATTAATTTTTTTTTTATTTTATATTGAATTATCCTATTACAGCACGACTTTCTATAACATTTACTCTTCTTTGAACATCTGTAATATCACTTTCAACTACATAAACTTTTTGATATGTATCTTGACTATCTTGTGATTGTTTTCCGCCTAATCCAAAGAATTGAGCAGCTTGAAATGATCTATCAGGTCCTTGTACGTTTGTATTTTGACTTGGACTTGGTAAACTTGGTTCAGGTACAGATATTGGACTTGGAGCAGTTGCTGCATCACCAGCTTGGTATTTCCGAGAAGCAATTACTCCTATCTGAACAGCTCCTGTTGTAGCTGCTAAAGCCATTCTAGCAATCATCAATGGAAAGAAAGGTTCTGATAAAGCAGCAACAACACCTTGTGCAGTTCCAATTAAAGCTTGTACAATTTGTATAGCCTTATTAGCTTTAAAAGCTCTTTCTCTTAACTTTTCTTCTTTATTAAATAAATCTAAAGCAATTTTATATTTATCTTTAGCTAATTTATTTTCTAAAGCAACTTGTTGTGCATTTGAAAGGTTCTTACCTTTAGTTGCTGCATCAAATGTCTTTTGTAAAGCAGCTATCTCTTTATCAGCAGCATTTTCAGCTTTATTTATTCTTATTTCAAATATACCTTGTATTACATCACCTACTTGTCCAACTGCGTCAGATAATTGTGATAGATATCCAGCTACAGTAGATAATTTTTCCTTATTGTTTTCTTGCCAAAGAGAGAATCTATCCGCCAATGATTCTTTTTCAGGTTCAGGTGGATCTATAGGCTTTTTTATTTGATCTAATATTGATAAAGTTTCTTTCAGAGATGTATTATATTCTTCTTGATCTTCTCTTTTCTTTTTTTGAGTTGGAGTTTCAACTGACTCTAATTCTTTTACTTTTTGTTTAATACCATCTATTAAATCACCATATCTTATCCACTCATCACCACCTAATTTTACATTTTCTCTAGCTCTTTCAAGGTCTTTAATTTGTTGTTCAAAAAAAGCTTTAGATTTTATTCCACTATTTTCAAATGGATCAAAATTTAATACCTCATCAGGTTGTGTTTCTTTTAACTCATCATCAAATCCTTTTTTAAAATCTTTAGCAACTTTAGAACCACTTTTCTCAGCCTTTTTAGTGTCTGATGGTTTAACTTCTGGTGTTATATCTACTTTCTCATATGCTTCCTTTAATGCCTTTGCATAAAAATCAACTTTATCTTGCGCTCCTTTAATATATGCTTGCTTATCAGCACCTGTTAGTGCAATACCTAATATAAACTTAGTAGCACTTTTTTCCTCTAACTCTTTTGTAGCCTCAACCAACTTACCCTCAAGAACCGTCACCAATGCTCTTTCCTTAATTAGACTTATTTGGTCCTTAATTTTAGAATTGACCTTACCTAATAAGAATTCCTCATCAGTATAATTGCCTAAAGTTGCTGGGTATAATTTTTGTTGTTCGTGAAAGAGTGTTAGTTTATTCTCTCTACTCACTTTTTCATCTCCTTGAACCACCAATAGTTGTTGTAGTGCAACTCTTTCATCAGCAGAGTTTTTTAATGACTCTTGAACTACTTCATTATATTGTTTTTGAGCCTTTGTAGTCCCTTCAATAGCCGCGGTTACAAAGGCTCAAATTGCTGCTAAGACACCAACTGCAATAATCAAAGCACCAATACCAGATGCAACTAATATACCTCTCATTGATATAGCTACTCCATTTGCACCAATCTCAACCAATCCTAACTGCTCAGCTACTCCTAACAAAGATAATTTTAAATTACCAAATTGTTGTTTAACACCATCTAAATCTAAAGCAAGCGTCTTTTGTTTTAATGAACTAAAAGATGAAGCAACATTTTCAATAGGAGATCCTGATAATGAATTAAATCCATCTCTTAAATCACCAATTTTATCTTTAGCTTGACCCGCTGCAATATTAATTTTATTTAAAGCTTCTTGATTACTATCACCAACTTGTATAGCTAATCCTTGTAACTCTTTTAATGAAGTCTTTAAATCTTTAAGAGATGATGCACTATTTACATTATCAACAGTTGTTTTTATTTTAATATCTAAGTCATCCGATTTATTAATCGCATCAACCTCTTTTTTAATACTTTTTAAATCACTATTTAGTTTAGAGTCATCTACTTGTACCTCTACATCTATTATAATTTTATCTTCGTTAAGTGCCATATTGAAAGTTATCTTTTGTTAATGTTAAATATATTTTATTGGTAAAATGTTATAGATTTTATTTATTAACAATTAATTTTTAAAAGTCATTTTTATACAGATGTTACAACTAAAACACCTGATGTATTTACTGTGACTCTCCATCTACCACCTACAGAATCCCTTAATATAATACCTTTAGTATAATCTGTTATTTCTATATCATCTGCTGCTGTTGTTAAATTATTTATTTTTAAATTAGGAACTAATACTGTATTAGAAGCTGTCAATGATAGGTTATTACCACCTAATATAAGTGAATTTGAAATACTACCAACTGTAGTTGTTATTATATTATGATTTCCTCCTATTATAGCTGAATTTCCAGCAACCTGTGATATTGTATTATTATAACCACCAACTATACTAGATTGACCACTTTGAACATTATTATATTGACCTCCCAAAACACTAGATCCTGATTTTGAGACAGTATTACTATAACCGCCTAATACAATAGCATTATTAGCATCATTATTTATTTGGTTACTACTACCACCAACTATAGTATTTCTACTATATCCATATGATAAAATTATACTATTTGAAAATCCTCCTATAATAGATGACTCAGATGTTGCTTTAATATAATTTGAACTACCACCCATAATAGATGAGTTATATGCATTATATCCTATCTTATTATTAATTCCATTAATAATAGATGAGTTTAAACCATCAGTTGTTGGGTTTGACTCAACTCTATTATTTATACCTCCTAATATAATTGAATTTCCAGACTTATATAAAGAATTAACTTCTCCACCTATAATAACAGAGTTATTACTATAAAATGTACTGTGTGTTGAACCACCTATTATTGATGTTTTATTTGAATTTGTTAAAATTGAACGATGTGATGAAATAATTGAAGACTGTTTTGATGAAATAATTCTTGATGTATCAGATCCAGAAATTATACCAAATTTGGATATTTGTTCAATTGAATTTCTATATCCACTAATAATTGCATTATTATTACCACCTAGTATTACACCATTATCCAAGACACCACCTGCACTAGAACCACTAGCAGATATTATAATTGTGTTTTTAATATTATTTAAAAAAACACCACCACTACCTGGAGCATAAGCACCAATAGAAGATCCTTTACCACCAATAATAATGGAATTTATATTATGTGATCCACCGCCAGACGCTTCTGTAGCCTCACAATCAATAGTATTATTATCACCACCAATTATTAAACTATTTTTTATTTCTTGTGTATATGTGTTGTATAGTGTTGATTTTATTTTATTTAATTCACCACCAATAATATTATTTTTTCTTGATTCAAAGTAAGATGGGTGATCGTTTATTATTTCATTTTTATAACCACTTACTATTGATGAATATCTACCTTCTATAATTAATGAATTATAAGAACCCAAAATATTAGAATTTATACCATTTAATTTATTTGAAAAACCACCAACAATACTAGAATTAGAAGAAGTTCCCATAAAGTTTGTTGAACCTCCTATTATAACTGAGTTTGTAGATGTTATTATTGATGATGCACTAGAACTTATTATAGAACTATTTATACTATTTATTGATATAGTATTTGCATTACCACCAACAATAGAGTTATTAATACCATATGTTATATTATTATGATCACCTCCTATTATAAATGATGTATTTGATCCTCCTAAATAATTAGAAGATCCAGATAAAATAATACTACTATTAGAATTATATAGATGATTTGAATTTCCACCTATTATTGAACTGTCATCTCCATATTGTGTTTTATTATTAAAACCACCTGCTATTAAACTCCTATAACCATTAAAGGTACCACCATTATATCCAAAAGAACTATTTGAAGCACCACCAATTATAGTAGAGAAATGACTAGAATCTATTAAATTTTTAAAACCACCAATTATATTAGATGAATATATACCATCACCACCACCAGCTAAACTATTATCAATTATATTTTCAATACCACCAATTATAGTCGAGCTTTGTGGTCCAGGAGCACTACTACTTTTTTTAATTTGATTACCTTTACCATTAATTATAGAGCTATTATTAGAGTTTAATAAATTATTATCAACACCACCAATTATTGAAGAATTTATACTAGTATATAATTTATTATTATAACCAGATATTATTGTATTTTGACTAAATTTATTAGTTATATTAGCACCAACAATTAAATTATTTGATGTATCTTCAATAGTATTAGAACTTCCAATTACAGAAGAATAAACATTTGGTGTGGTAAAACTATTACCATATCCAAATTCTAATGTTGCATTCACACCTAAATTTACTTTAAAATATTCACTAGAAGTTATTCCTGTTCCTGTTCCAAAAGCAATCTCATTTAATCCTACTTTAATATTTTCTTGACTAATAGTTCCACTAATAATTATATTTGATCCAGAGCCACCAATATAAACTATATTACTTTCTGTAGCGACAATATTATTTCCTATTACAAAAGAATTTGTACCTGTTACTATATTATTATTTCCAAATATAACTCCTCCACCATCAACCATTTGATTACCTCCACCAATAATTAAACCACCAGTTGTAACTTGGTCTATTGAGTTACCATCACCTGCGACAACTAAATTATTTGAACTTTGAACTGAGTTATAATTACCTTGAATAGATGTATTTACACCACCATTAATATTATTATCACCAACAATAGTTCCTGAATTACCACTAAAGTTATTACTACCTAATATTAAAGTAGATTTAGTTCTAGAACCATTATTATTACCAGATATAAAACCATTTGTTGGATATGGTGGAATATAAATAGGAGGAGTTTGATTAGGAACAATACCACTACCACCCATATCTATTGAACCATTATCAGCATTTATATTTTTAGGAACAGTTATATATACTGTTTTTAATAATTGAACTTTACAAGTTTTACCTGGTTGTGTTGGATCATATCCATCTATTTTAAGAACTTTATAATATTGACCAGATCCATCTATATTTAAATAAATTGAATCATTAAATCTAAAGTTATTTATATCTACTGGGTTTAAATATAGTGATAGTGTAACAATTCTTGAAGCTGGATTTGAATATTCATCCATCATTTTAGAATAATAAGTATTAAATAAATTATCATTAACTAAAGGAATTAAATATCTATCCCATCCAAAAGCACCACCATCATATATGTTTGTCATTTCACCAAAGTTTAAATCATATGTTGGATATATTGGGTGGTCTAAATGTCCAATATATGGATATGTTGACATTGACATTCCTTCAAATTTTATTGTACTACCACCTGTTGATATTAAACCTTCATTAGATCTACTAAGTATTCTATAGTTAAAATCATAATGTTCATAACTTAAATTACCAGCATTACCATCTTTTGTTTTAAATATTCTTGGTATAATAATACCATATGCGTTAGGCATATTTGTAATTGGAGTTGGTGAAAATAAAAGTTCAACCTTTTTAGTTCCTTTAATGAAATCATTATCCATTATATAATCATAACTACCAAATATATTACTTGTCTTTGAAGTATAATCTGAATTATAAAAATCACTATCACTTTTATATGTAAAGTTTGTAAATTTATTTTGAGTCTCAGCAATAACTTGCTCTGATATTTCAACATTTAAATCTATCTTATCTGTCCAATCTTTTATTTCACCATTTAAATAATAATCTTCTCTTGGCTCAATATTTAATTGATTTGTTACATCTTTAGATGGTTCAAAATATAAATTGAACATTCTCATTATAGATAAAATAAAATCAGTCTGTTTAGCCTTTCTAGGAACTATTGAATTAAAATCTATATCAACACCAGGGAATGCTTCCTGATCTATATTAAGAGCCCAATAAGAAGATGTACCAATTGTTGTTGTTATATTAGCATAGTTTAATCCTAAAGAAGGTGGTGTAGGTGGTGGAGTTGCTCCAGATGTCTTTGGTTTACCAACAATTACTCTACTATAAACCATTTTAAATTTCTCTGTAGGTCTAGCATATATATTACTAACTGTTGCAGATACAATAGTATTATTTAATAAGTCTGTTGTATATCTAGTTAATCTAAAGTTAGTATTACTTTGTGAGAATCCTCCTGATGAATATGTACCACCAGGTGTTATTTCGGCTTGACCAGCCCATAAATTTAATTTAGTATTACCTTGAAATATAGGACATAAATATCTTGGTAGCCTATTAGCAGCTGTTCTTCTAATATATCCTTTTAATTCACCAGATGTTCTTGAAGTTATTCTAACTCTTATATGTGTTGGATTTATTAATCCTAATGATGAACTTCTATAATAATAATCTTGAGCACCTATAACTAATTGTCCAGCTGTTGATATACTCATAGCAGTTGCACCATTTGTTTTAGTTATAGGAGCAGAGAACCAAGGACCACCACTACCAGCTGTTGAGTATTCAACTATCCAAGTTAAATTAGAAGCTAATGATTGATCAATAGTTATTTGAGCATTATCAAATAATCCTGCTGATAAATCAATAGTCTTACAAACACCTGTACTGTTTTGATAAAAACTAGGATATGATGTTATAGGAGTTGTATCTGCATAATAATCTGAGTCAGCTGAACCATAGAATTGATTATCAAAATCTGGATCTATCCAACCATTAAATGGATTAAGACTTCTATAAATTCTTATAGAGTCTTCCATATCACTACCAAATTGACTACCAAATCCAACACCTGAAAAGTTATTTGAATTTAAATCAACTAAAGAATCACTTGCTATTGGAGGTGCCCATTGAGCAAATATATCTAAATCAATTACGAATCCTGTTGATAAATTTAAAGAAGTATTATTAATCCAAGTTGAATTACCAATATATCCAGAATTTGGATTTGAATATGGTGTAGTTGTTTTATTAAAATCAATTTGATAATTAAATCTAGTATTAAATAATAAATCTGTTGAAGGATTATCAAAATTATATGAAGATATAAGTGCTGTTACTGAATAAGAAGCAGCTGTTGATCTACCAGCAGCAAATGAATTATCATAAATAAAAGTTTTACTTGTAGGCACAACTGAATTATTAAATGGCATCAAAAGGTTTTTAAACTTTTGACTATTTAAAAATGATGAATTATAAGTATAACCAGAACCACTAAATATTTTATCCCATATTGTTTTAACATATACATCAGGTTTCCAATCTTTTAATTTTAATTGATTTGTAGGTGTTCTACCATTTATATCTTCCCAATACCAATTATTACCAGTGTCTTTTAAACCATAAAAATATCCAGAATTGCTATAAGATTTCCAAGAATTTATAACAGAAGCTGTTGAATAAGTGTGATCATATTCTGTAAAATTTATATCTGATATATATTTATTTGATATTAAATTAAAAAATGTAAAGTTAGATGCATAAATAACACACTCATAGAATTTTTCATTCTTATCAAAGTTTGGTTTTATATTCTTTAATTGTAAATAACCTTCAAAAACTATGATAGAATCAACTAAAACATAAGCCTCTACTTTCTTATTCGGATTGAATAAAGTACCATCAGAACTCAAATCTGATATGAATCCGAATACTTCTCTATTATTCTTTGTCTCAGGCAAAGTTATGGTCTTTGTAAAAGATGCATTTCTTGTAGAAATATCTACTATATCACTAATTGAATAGTTAATTGATATACCATCTGAGTCTGTTGTATCTAAGTAATAATTTGTTCCGTTAACTTTTACTATTATTTCAAATCTTTTCATTATTGGTTTTGTAAATTTACTTGGTAAGCGTTCTTAACGCTTATGGATAGGTTAAATAATTTCTCTCTTAAATGTGTTTTATAATCATATGAAGAATCTGTTATTAATATTGGATATTTATAACCATTATCATCTATTATATATACATCTGGACTTGTTAATATGTCTGAAAAATATGTATAGTCATATTCACTCATCCAATTTGTATTTAAAGTAAAACTTTCTTCTACTTTCTGTGATAAAACTGTTGAACCTCTCATTCCTATTGTATAATTCCAAGGTAAAACTTGTTTATATTCAGTTCTTGATATATTAGCAGTCTTTTTAGAATCATAATTAAAGTTTATATACTCATAAGAGCCTAATCTATTCATATAAGCTACTCTAACATTAGGAAATGGTGATGGATTACATTCAATTTTTCTCCATAAAGTATATATAGTTGTTGATCCGACCCATC